GTTGCCACCTGCTCTGTTACTTGTATCTGATGATAATGTAACTGTTACAGTAGTTTGGCTAGATGTTGTGTTACCTAACACAAGACCCAAGATAACTGTTGTTGTAGAACTTGCCACAGTGTAAATTATATCTTCCGATGTAACTCCTGCTTTTGTAACTACCTTAAATGTATTTGCCATTTAATTCTCCCTATCCTAAAGCTATGGCTAACGCTGTTGCTTCGTCAGCAATGACTGTGTTTAACGCAGTGCCGTTAACAGTAATTGCATCTGCTTCGAGTGTGCCATCAAAATCTCCATCAACGGCATCAATATTACCTTTAAATACTGTAGCTGTTACAGTACCTGTGCTTGGATTATATGTTAAATCACCATCTGATTCTAAGCCTATATTACCACCATCTACATCGCCACCTGATGTAAAGATGATAGCGTTATCTTCGTTTGTGCTTTCATTATCACTAATGGTTACTGTTGTTGCTACTGCTGCTGTAGTTGCATTTGCTACTGTTACACCTGCAATTACAGTATTAAGTGCTGTACCATTAACTGTTATAGCATCTGCTTCTAATGTACCATCAATATCTGCATCACCTGATATATCTAATTCACTAGCAGTTAATTTAGCTGTTTGTAAATCTTCAAAGCTAGAACCTAACTTTAACTCAAACTGAGGTCCTGTAGTATTATATGTAAATGTAGCATCATCACCTGACCCACCTTCTATTGTAATACCTGCACCATTAATAACTGCACTTGTACTATTGCCACTATCTAATACAATGTTGTGGTCATTTAAATTTACAGTAGTTGAGTTTACAGTAGTTGTTGTACCTGATACTGTTAAGTCACCTGTAACTGTTAGGTTATCTGCTACAGTTACTTCTGATGTACTATGACCTAATGTTATAGCTGTGCCTGATACACCTGTACCGATTGATATAGACTCACTACTATTACCAGTATCAACAATAAAGTATGCATCTGAACCTTGTTTGATTGTAAATGCAGTTCCTGAATTATCTGATACAGCTACATTTATATCTGTTCCATCTGCACTAATTGAGTCAAGTGCAATATCACCTACGTTAGTTATGTTTCCATCTGACGCACTCAAACTGTCTACTGTTGTAGCACCAAAGTTTGCTGTGCTTGAACCAATATCTATATTACCAAAGCCACTAGATATAGCACCACTGTCTAGTGTACCTACAGTAGTTACATTCGAAAGTGTATCTAAAGCTGACTCAAAGTATGTTTCAAAGTCAGTCAATGCAACCTGAACCATCGTTCCATTGTCATTTACTACAACTCTATCAGCGTCTGCTAATGTTGTTGATGTTGCACTTGTGCCACCATCTACTATATTTAGTTCTGCTGCAGTTGATGTTACGTTAGTGCCACCAATATCTAATGTGGTTACAGATATTTCACCTGCCACTGTTGCAATACCATTTGCTACTGTAATTAAATCAGTATCATCTGTATGTCCTATTGTAGAACCGTTGATAACAACATCATCAATATCGAGCGATCCACCTGTTATCAAACCTGTAGTTGTTATTGTTGATGAACCTGTATCTATAGTTCCAAAACCACTTGTTATAGAACCACTATTTAATGCACCAACAGTTGTTACATTTGATAATGTATCTAATGCTGATTCAAAGTAAGTCTCAAAGTCTGTGAGAGCTACCTGCTTCATAGTACCTGCATCGTTGACTACTACTCTATCGGCATCTGCTAATGTAGTAGAACTAGCAGATGTATCACCATCTAATATGTTTAGTTCAGTAGTTGTAACATTAGCACCATCAAGGATTTCTAATTCTGCTTCAGATATTTCTGCACTACCGATTGTTACTGTACCTGAAAAAGTTACATTAGCACCACTGAATGTCATGGCAGTTGTAGGTGTAGAACCTGATTTAATTACAAGTTCACCACTACTATTTGTTAAACTACCAAACGTAGTTCCATCATCTTTAAGAACAACATCTGCACCACCTGCATCTAAAGTAATGTCTCCACTAGCATCTACTGTAAATGCAGGAGTAGCTATTTGGACTAAAGTATCTGCTACTAAATCTAACTGTCCATCTGTTGATGAGTTAATATATATTGCTGTATCACGGAACTGTAACTTTTCTGTTGAAGCAACTAGAATGTCATCACTAAACTCAAAGTAGTCTTCGTCTTCCATCCACTTGAGAACACCATCCGATGTCTCACCATCAAATGTTATTGTTATATCTGTTCCTGCAGTTCCTGCACCAAAGGTTAGTGTGTTGCCCAATAACTTAGTTATAGGACCACCTTCATTGTCAGTGCCATCGTGAGTATGCCCACTACTTGCTTGAAAGGCTGCTAATAGTTGGTCAAATTCATCGTTGGTATGTGCTGCTGTAATTACATCACCGTCAGTATAAGATGACTGTCGTGTATACGTTGCTCCCATTTATCTTCTTGCCCCTACTTGATATTCTAGACCAAATCCTTTCAGTGAATATGGTGCTGTTGTTGCGTTGTCGTTTATTCGTAATGCTACTGCAAATCCTGAACCTTCTACTGGTTGTCTTACAAGTGGCTGTGATGTACCACCGTAAGTTGGTGTGCCATATACTGATGTTCCATATATTGCAACCACATCTGTAGAGTCAAGTGGATATGCCGCAGGTCTTGCAGAGTTTCTATCCTCATAGTCATATCTTACAAACATATCTGCGTTAATTGCAGCTTCTGGTTCATAATTTAATATAACACGTTGCATGTGTTTTCGGATGCCCGGATCACCAAAAGTTAGATCAGGACTTCTGTATCTACCTGATATTTTTGTGCCATCAAAGTCATCACCTTTTTCTTGTCGATATACGTAGCCATCAAACCCACCATGTAATACCAACACATTACCTTCTTCAACAAAGGTATCAGTTGACGATGGTTTTATACCTTTTAGTTCAGCAAACTCAAAGTTTTTACCTTTCATAACACAAATAACACCTTTCGTGTTATCTTCACCTGTGCCATCTTTAGAAAAGAATATTCTGTATTGTGTTTTATCAGGTATGACGACTGATTCAAATATAGCAGAATCAACAAGGTTGTCATCAAATATGGACTGTACATTTGCACTAATAGTTCCAAGTTCAACGTCACCAATTCTTGCTGTACCTGCAACTGTACGTAATCCGTCAGGTCCTAAGAATATTAAGTCACCTGCAAATTCCTGTATCGTATCTCCGTTTACACATCCAATATTTCTTGTAACAGGTGTTATTGCAAAATCACTAGATGAAGTTCCTGATAGTTTAAATATTCTGTTTTCACAAAATATAAATAAGTCACCACGGAAAGCCTTCATTCCTACAATAGTATCATCAACTTTAATACTACCTCCACCACTACCACTGTTAAATGCATCTTCATCAAAAGGCACACTAAATACTATTTCTTGTGGTGTGCTAGACATGCCAGCATAAAACATGTGATTTTTAAATGCTGTTACAAACTTTGCACCTTCAACACTTGATTCTGTAACATCTGTGGCCGCTAAAGAAGTGTTAAACACTGTTGGGTCATTTGTACCATCTGTTACAATTATCTTATCATTACCATCAAAGTTAAAACGTTCAAAACTATACTTACTTGCACTTGTTCTACCTGTATCTCTTTCTGTCCAACTTTCAGATACTGCATCATCTACAGCATGTGCTGCGGCAGATGTTGAACTTGTTGCTCGTGTTACCCCTGTGAACGTTGTGCTTGTCTTACCTGTATATGTAAATATTTCAGAGTTAATCTGTAATGTGCCACTAGAACTAAATCCTGATGTGCTATCGACTGTTATAGTTCCTGATCCTGACATCGTTGCACTTGATGTTATTGCAGTTGCTAATTCAGTTGATGCCGAACTAAATATTTTTTCTCCACGTGCAGCTAAAATATTATTGTTAAAAAAAGCTACCATTAAAACTTTTTCTGAACTAGCAGATGTTTGTGGTACAATGTGATTTATCTGTCTTCTAAACCCACTTATTCTTCTATAACCACCTTTTATATCAGGCTCAAAGTTTAATAACTCTAATGCTTGTCCGGGCTGCATTATAAAGGTAGATCTACTTTTTATAAGCCCACCCTCACAGGTAAATGCAAAAGGTTGAGTTTGAGACAGATCAGGCATCTACACAGCTCTCACATAATTTTTTCTGTTAATGAGTTCAACTCTCATTCTTTTAACACCGTCTTGATATTCTTTGTTTGCAAACTGTGCATTTTGTAAATCAGAACGCAACATAAAAGCATAGTACCTAGACCGTGCAATTATTACTGGTTCAAATCTTGCAGGTATAATAGAAGTATCTGTAGATGCAGATAAATCTGTATGTGTGGTATAGTAGTCAAACTTTATAGATAAGTTATCACTATCTGGTATTGGACTAAGCCCTATTTCATCATTGTATGTAGTGTATACATATTCAGGCTCACCTAATTTATCTGTAGACGATGAAGAATCTGTTTCTCTAAAATTATCGTTCCATTCTTCATACGTTAAATACTTTAATCTTTTTGGATTTACATCATTTTCTGTAAGACTTATAAATCCTATAAAAGCATTAGATCCTGAACTTTCTGCTAATGTAACATAATGTGTTACTGCTGTAGCATCAAAAGTAAAACTAGTGTATGATGATTCATTTGCATTGCTTATTGTAATAGTTTGTGATTTAGTTTGTGAACCTCCAGATGATGTTCCAATATTTGCTGTTATAGTTGCTCCAGTAAGCTTAACTATAACTTCATATGTTTTACCCACAATAAGATCAGATATTTCTTGTGTAACTGATGCACTTGTTAGTTTTAATGTATTACCAAATTTAGAACTTGCAGCAGGAGTTCCTGATACAGTTGTCCAACCAGTTATAGATGCTGACCCAGAAACTTCATAGTCACCATTTGTAATATAATCTTTTGGTTGCAAAAACACAGTATCATAATCAAGATATTTTAAAGTTGATGATACAGTTGCAAACGCATATAATTGTTTTCCAGATATAAGATCTAATGAACCTTCTGCTCTTGTAAAGGGCCAGTTAAGTTCTGAATTAATTATGTCAGATATAGACCTATTCACAAAATCTTTTACAGATGTTTGTATGCCCCTTGAACTACCAAAATTAGAACTGGTTAGTTCAACTTCATTAACATCTCTCAACACATTATTTACTAGTGCTAGATACGTGCTTGCCATCTTGTTTCTCTAATTTATAAATTAATTTGTAAACTTCTTTAAAGTTTTTTATAATTTGATCTTTTTGTTGGTCAGTAGTTGCTTTTTTCATAGCAAACTCAAACGCTTCTTTACACAACTGCTTCATATTCTAGTATATATGTATACGAAATAAAATGCAACCTTTATCGTTTAAATTGGTCTTTTATGCTCTTTACCACACTCTTTATATCAAAAGGTTCTTCATTTGGTCTGTAGGGGCATTGATACTCTCTTGGACATTCTCCTGCATCATATGGAAGATATTCTCTATACTGAGTATTATTTGCTCCAATAAATACACATACACGTTGTTTGTTTCCTAATATTTGACTCGCTAACCTACAAGTTGTTGTTTCACCTCTTGCTTCACTTATTCCTAGCAAGATGTAAACAGCAAAAGCAAGTGCAAGTAATGCTAGACGGAAAGACTTACTATCCATATCATCCATCCTACTGCTCCACATCCTATGAGTGATGCGATGCCTATGATGGTATAGTCTCGTATCTGTCTGTTTCTTTCCTCTCTAGCATATACGGCTTCCCTTCTACTTCGCCTAATACGACCTTCTTCTTTTATTAAATCATCCCATGCTTGTAAGCCGTAGTTAGCTATTAAAAAATTTTTAAGTTCTTCTCTTTGTTTTTGGAGTTTCTTCTTACTTGCATAAGACTCCATTGCAACTTGCTCTATTGAGCCATTAAATAGTTTATCAAACGTTGAAGGACTGTTTGCATTTTTGTGAATGTTATCTACATCACTTACAGCAGACATCCATGTAGATAATTGTGATCCTAAATCTTCAATCTCACGACCCATCATAATGGCTTTCTTTATACCATTATATGCGGCCGTTGCTCCACTAACTGCAGCAGATAACGTAATAGGGTCAAGCATGTTTATATCCTTTAAATTTCTTGTCTCTAGGTTTGAAGTATTGAGACAAGGCTAGTTTATGTCTTTCCCTGTCTTGTTGTTTGATAAGTTCTAGTTCTGTAAATCCACACCTTTCATTCGGCTTATCAGTCTTTCGGCTCTGTTTGTTACTTGGTTGTACCATCTACTCTGTTTCATCTGGTTTGCGGCTTCGATGTGGTCGCCATCTCTTACAGCCTGTATCATTAATCTAAATTTAGAAAATCTTGGGTATCCAAGATTATACATCATATTTGCCATGATTAACTTTACTTCTTCTTTCATGGCATCCCAATCATCAAATATTTTTTTGCAGTCCATGATTGTTATGCGTATGTCTTGTTCAAAACACTCAACAACTCTTTGTGGAGATACTGGTGTTCCAACAGGTTGTCCGTATTCTGGATCATCATCTTTAATTAAATGTCCGATTCCAAACGTGGGTAAATTTAAATGATCAAGATAAATAGATTCTACTCTACCTTCATCAATCTCTAATTCAACACGTAGTCTATCTATAAATGTTTCCATTATCTTTTCCCACTAATTGCACTAAAGCCAAAGTATGCTCCTACTAAACCACACATACTTATGTATTGTGTCATAAGAATACTCTCTGCTTCTGCAAGTCTGTTTGGAAATGCTAAAGTTAGGATAGTAGTAATACCCATAAGAATAATTAAAACCCAAGCCATTCTCCTTTTATTTACTTGGTATGCCATTTTGTCAGGGATTAAATCATCATCCCCACATCTGCAGTCGCCTTCACAAACATCACAACCCATTAGTCATTCTCCT